ACGTATCCGGTCTTACGTTCGGTACTAACGGTTTCTATCTCGATATGGCAATAGCTCCAGGCACCGGTAATGGTCCTGGTAACGATGTTAGTGGTAATAATAATGATTATACCGTAAATGCATTTGCTGCAGGTGATCAATCCAACGATACACCATCTAATAACCATGCCGTTCTAGATTCACAGGATACGATAGGTAGTGCGACTCCAACATTAACAGAAGGCAATCTAACATACACTGGTGCTGATAACGGTGGAAGATACGTTTCTGGTTTTCCTTTAACGTCTGGTAAATGGTATTGGGAGTTAGAAGTTACTACAGCATCGGCATTTTATCCAGGATTCTTTACGCCAGCAGGTGTTGCATTTTCTTCAACAACGCCATGGAATAACAACTCAGGTTCATTCTTGATAGCACCTGCCGAGGGTCACTGGCTCGGCGCACACGGTGATGGCACAAAGATTCTGTATAGTGCAGCGAGCGGAGCCTCTCCAAGTGGCGGTCCTGGAGCATTTATCGCAAACGGAGACCGAATGTTCTTTGCATACGATGCTGATAACAAGTATGCTTATGTGGGTGAGGTTGGATCCGGAGGAAGCGGTTCTACACTCACATATTATGGCAGGAGTGGTTCGGTAACGGGTGATCCTACATCTGGTGAAGCCGGAACTGGTGCGGCACCGTTTGGGTTGCATCTAACCGGAGAAGATACTTTCTATTTCGGTGCAGTCAGTGGTGGCTCTAGTAACTCTGTAAACTTTTTATTCGATTCTACAAAATGGAACGGTACGCCACCAACGGGTTATAAGGCACTTACTCAAGATAATAAAGATGGTGCTGATGATAAGATCACTGCTTGGTCGTGGATCAAGAATAGGGATGATAGTGATAATCACAATTTAGTAGATCGTGTGAGAGGCGTTCAAAAAAGTTTAAGTTTCAATAACACGAGTGTAGAAGTTGATGGTCAAAATGGTGTACAGCGGTTTTTACAACGAGGCGTGCAGGTTGGCAGTGGTGGAGAAGAAAACACTGTTAATGAAAGCCATGTTCTATGGCAGTGGCTCGTTGGATCCAGTGCAACAACCACTACACCAAGTGGTGGATCAATAGCGAGCACCGTGGCTGCTGCTGATGCGGGACATTTTTCTGTCGTAGGATTTACAGGTGCTACTGGAGTGCAAACAGTCGCCCACGGTATGGGTGGTGCACCAGAGATGATGATATTCATTAACAGAGAGCAGAATGGTGCTAACAGAACTGTTTATCATAAAGAGATAGGAGCGACTAACTACATTTTATTAAGTAGCACTGCTGCTAAACCAGGCTCTGGCAATTCAAACTATTTCAATGATGCAGAACCTAATTCTACGGTCTTTACGATTGGTTCTGGAGCAACACCAGATACTAACGGAAACGGACAGGGTATGATTGTTTATTGTTTCCGTTCAGTTCCCGGTGTATGTAGCGTAGGAAGCTATGAAGGAAATAATGCTGCCGATGGAACTTTTGTAAATCTAGGCTTTAAACCTGCTTGGGTTATGACCAAGACTATTGATGCAACTGGTGCATGGGGAATTCTGGACAATAAAAGAGATATAGATAATCCAGTGCAACAAAGACTTTTTGGTAATGCAAATTCAGCAGAAGATACAGATGGCGAACAGATGGATTTCTTATCAAATGGGTTTAAGCTCAGAAAAACTGGCGGCTTCAATAATAGCAACCAAACCTACATCTACCTAGCGATGGCAGAAATAGCTCCGAATGGAGCCTATCCACCGATCTATGGTAGATAGGTTTATAAATAAACTAAACGAGTGAAATACTACATGATGTTGCTCAAACAGAGGAGGAATATAAAATGTGGGCAATGGTAAAAGCAGGTCAGGTAACAGCGATTTATCCACGACCAAAAGCATTGACAATCGATGGTGTTCAACATCCAGCTGCTATCTTTACAGCTTGGACAAAGGATCAGAAGAAAGCTATCGGTATCTACGACTATAGCGAAGTTAATGCACAACCAAATAATCGTTACTACAAACAGGGAACGTCTGAAACCGTAGTTGATGATTCGGCTGGAACGGTTGTAAAGACATGGACACCTGCCGCTAAAAATCTTGCTGATACAGGAAGCAAGGGCGATGATAACTATGCGCCTGGTGTAAAAACTAATGAGAAGAATATGGTCAAGAGTACAGCGGCAAGTCTCCTAGAAGCATCTGACTGGATGGCGATTCGTGCAGCCGAGGGTGGAACAGCCGTTCCATCTGCAGTTGCTACATATCGTGCAGCGGTTCGCACTAAGTCTAATTCTATGGAAACTGCAATCGATAACGCATCGGACTTAGCAGCGGTTATTGCCCTCGATACGACCACATATCACGCTAACGGTGATATCAACGTGGTAGCTACACTGCAGGATTGGCCAGAAGTACCAGACGCACTCAAGTAAGGAAAGATAAATGGCACTGACAACATTAGGAAATACGGCATTCGGCACTTCGTCCGTTGTAAGTGCTGCTATCAAAGATAATGCGGTGGTATTCAATAAGTTGGATGCAAATACGGCTCACACCGATCGTAACCAATCTTTCACGGTTGCGCAACGTGGTGCGATTAGTGCACTCGGTGTACAAACATCAACGGTCACTCTCAATATGAACACGTCAAACTATTTTAGTTTGACGGCAAATGGAAACATTACCATAGCAAATCCTAGTAATACAACTGCGGGTCAGGCTGGTGCTTTATTCGTAACTGCGAACGGTAGCTTTACAACATCATTCGGTTCTCACTGGCGGTTTGCGACAGGGACTGCTCCTACGATGTCGACTTCTGCTGGTAAAGTTGACAGGATTGATTATGTAGTACAATCAGCAAATACCATACATGCGGTAGCTACGATTGATCTTCTTGGCACTGCATAGGGAGTTTCTTTATGTCGGTATTTAACTTACACCAAGGTGTTGTTGCGGGAACTGCTGCGGCTGCTGGAGGTAGTACTGTATTTGACTCAACTCTGATTGGTAATTCAGTGTGGTTTGATGGTTCTTCAGATCAGCTTGAAATGGCAAAGACGAGTGGTGGATCAGCTTCATCAAAATTTACAGTATCATGTTGGGTGCAACGAAATGAATTTACAGAAGGTACTTTTACAGGAATATTCAATCACTATTTTGATTCAAACACTGGTGTTCAACTCACTTGGTTAAATGCCGACACACTTACGTGGATTGTATTTTCTAGCGTTTCTGGTTCTGGCAGCCAGATTACAACAAATGAAGTATTTCGAGATTTTGGGTGGTATCATATATTAGCAAATTATGATGGCACGAATGGCAGAATGCAACTTTTTGTAAACGGAGAACATGTTGGATCCAACGATGTTGGAGAGAAAAGATTCACCGCTGGTAGTACAAATCCTATAGGCAGTGGCACAGGTGGTGCTTCTTATTATTGGGGTGCTTGTAAAAATACAGCGGGAACGTTTGGCAGAACAAATTCATACCTTGCTCAATGCGCTTTAGAATTAGGTACTGCTGCTGTTCCATCTGATTATGTAGATACTTTTACATTTGGAACTAATGGTTCTCAAGTAATACCAAAGAAAACATCTGATTTAGTAGCTAGAATTAATTCTGCTGGTGGTCACTCGCATTTATTAGATTTTTCTGATGCCTCTAATCTTGGGAATGATATTAGCAGCAATAATAATGATTTTACTGCTACAAGTATGGCAGCAGCTAATCAATCAAGTCACACACCTAGCTTATCATATCCAGTTTTAAATATTATTGATACGACTACCGCTACTGCGACAAGCGGCAATCTTGATTTTGCTGGACCATCTGCAGACGACAAAGCTGCAATGAGAACTACCATTGGAATACCAGATGATTCCGGAAAATATTACTGGGAATATTTGTTGACTGGTGGTTCAAACGATGCACTTATGTTTGGCATTGCGGGAGATGGATCAGTCAATCATGGTTACGATGATTGGGTTCAAGATATCACACCTCAAATTGCGGTGTATACTGAAAGCGGTAGTAATAAACTATATGAAGACGGATCGGAAACAAGCGGCACTGTTTTTAGTACCGGAGCACCCGTATCCGGCACTACTATTGGAGTTGCTTATGATTCAGCTACAAGAAAAATATGGTTCGCTTCAAATAATGTCTATGCAAATACCGGAAATCCTGCTGCTGGGTCTGGAGAAACTGGCACGTTAAGCGGAAGCGGCACAGCATTTCCAACTGTATCTGCCAGAGGTTCATCAGACACGTTGACACTTCGCTTCGATAGTAGTGATTTTGTTTACAGCGCACCAAGTGGTTTTAAGGAACTTAACACTAAAAACCTAACAGCACCAACATATCAAGGAATAGATTACTTTGATGCTACTACATACGAAGGTAATGGTGGTGTTCAAAGAGTAGGTGACTTTGTTCCGTTCACTGATACTTACACTGTAGATAAATCTGCAATGTTTGAATATGATGATAGAAGATATTTATCATTTACTCCAAGTTCTGGTGGCAATCAAAAAACTTTTACTTTGAGTTTTTGGTTTAAACTTACAGGTTTGAGTGATCCTAGCTATGTAAATGCTGTTTTAACTACCACCGGTGCGAAACAGGCGGAAATTTCCTTTCGATCATCTGGATCACTTAAACCACTTGATCAACAGATGAGAATACTTCTTTATAATGGTTCTTCTTTTGTTGCTAATTTAACTACAGATAGATCATTTGCACCATCTGATGGTTGGACACATGCTGTTATTGCTTTTGATACAAGAACGGGAGTGGCTGCTGCTAATAAGATAAAAATTTATATTAATGGTGTGCTGCAGACTACAACTGGTACACAGTTAAGCACTGATGATTATGATACGTTTTTTAATAATAACCAAGAACATAACATTGGACGGCAAATGAGCAGCGCAATTGGCGAAGCAGATGCTTATTTTGCTGAAATGGTTATGGTCGAAGATCAACAGCTAGACCCATCTAGCTTTGGTCAAGTAGATACATCAACAAACCGTTGGGTGCCTAAAGATGTATCTGGTCTTACGTTTGGTGATGAGGGTTGGTACTTAGAATTTGACGGAACATTTAATTCTGGGTTGACAACGGGTGCAGGAAAAGATTCATCTGGTAACGGAAATCACTGGGCAGAACAAAATGATAGTGGATCAGCTTGGGCAACCACAGATCGATTTACAGATACACCTTCTAAAAACTTTTGTACTTGGGATCATGGTAGAAATGCTGGACACACATTAACTGAAGGCGCTTTAAAAGCAACGGGTGGCGCCGTGAGTTCCAGTCAGTTTGATACTGGACTAGGCACTATGTTTGTTTCTTCTGGCAAATATTATTGGGAGATTAATAGAGACAACGATCCAGCTGGAACAGATAGATTTAGAACAGGCGTTGCTCAAGATTCAATACCAGCAGTTATGAGTTCGGATGACAGAAAAGATTTTTGGGGCTTAAGTGAAAATGGTCAAATACATGGCGGTGGATTAGCTTTAACAAGTGGTTATGGAGTCACTACCACTACGGGTGACTATATCGGTGTTGCTTTAGATATGGATCGTCATGCTATTTACTTTAGTAAAAATGGAACTTGGATGAACAGTGCATCAGCAAGTGGAATTGCAGATGGAAGCGATCTTGCAAAAGCAGCTCACACAAATGTTATAGGAAGTGTCACACCATTTATTTCGACTTACGATGCGCAAGTTGCAACATTAAGAACTGCATCTGACAGGTGGGAAAGTACAGCGCCAACTGGATTTTTAGAACTCAATCAGGATAACCTAGACGCCACTGCATCTAAACTTACGGCTCTAGCGATCATTAAGAATAGAGATGCAGCAGATGATACCATCGTTCAAGATAGACTCCTAGGTACAACAAGTTATCTAAGCACAACTCAAAATGATTCAGGTAGTGCTGCGACCTCTCATGGTGATGGTGGCTCAGACATAGCAACAACAAATACAAATGTAATGCAACGGTTTTTACAAAGAGGTGTGCAAGTTGGCAACGATGAAAATGTAAACACTGTTAATGAAAGTTATGTCTTGTGGCAGTGGTTATTAGGAGATAGTGCCACAACGGGTTCAAGTATTACTACTGGTGCTACTTCTGATACTATGGCAACAACCGGTATCGTTGCAGATGCGGGACATCTAAGCATCGTAGAATATACTGGAACTGGAACTGCTGGAGATAACTTCCTTCATGGTCTTGGAGCAAAACCAGAGCTCGTAGCTATAAAAAGAACAACCGGATCATCTACCAATAGTGATTGGTGGACTGCAACACAAGGTATAGGATTATCCGACAATAACTATTTCTTTTTACATTACAACCTTGCTCTTCAGACTTCGACAAGTGGCATCAGAACAGCCGATATTACGAATGATATTGTTGTGGTGGGTAATGGTGTAGCTGTAAACACTAGTGGTCAAACACATAGAGCTTATAATTTCAGATCTGTTCCCGGTGTTTGTAAGGTTGGAATTTATACTGGAACAGGTAGTAGTGTTTATGTTCATACTGGATTTAAACCTAGATGGATTTTAATTAAAAATACTGCCGTTGCTAGAAATTGGGTTATTGTAGATACAGCACGATCACTCACAAATCCAGCTGAACTGTTTCTATTTACAGACGAGCGTGATGTTGAAGCTGCAAGGGGACCAGATAGCGGAAGCGATTACGATATTGACATACTATCAGATGGTTTCGTGCCCCGCACCGCTGACAGCGCTGTAAATGGTTCAGGTAATGTTCATTTATATCTTGCTATGGCAGATATAGCAGGAAACGGAACACTACCACCAATTTATGGAAGGTAATAAAAACTCCAGTGATTATAAATAGTAAAAAGACTGGAGTTCAAAATGGCAGTTCCAAGTTCAAGGGCTGAATTTAAAGATTATTGTCTTCGTCGTTTGGGAGAGCCAGTAATCGATGTAAATGTCGATGCTGAGCAAGTAGAAGATCGTATTGATGAAGCTCTAAAATACTACCAAGATTATCATTTCGATGGTACCGAGCGTGTTCTCATAAAACATGTCGTGACAGCTTCTGATAAATCAAACGGATATATAACTCTTTCAGACTCAGTTATCGGTGTCAATCGTATATTAGATGTTGGGCAAGCAGTTCAGTCGTCGAATTTATTCAATATACGGTATCAAATACATTTAAACGATTTATTTGATCTATCAGCATCTTCGTATGTACCATATGTTACTGCTATGACACACGTTGCTTACCTCGAAGAGTTATTTGTCGGCAAAAAACCTTTGAGATTTAACAGACACGTAAATAGATTGCACATTGATATGGACTGGGATAATGATGTTGCTCTCGACGAATATATCATTGTAGATGCATATCGTATAGTCGATGGAGATGTCTATACTGACATATGGGGCGATCGATGGTTAGCAAGATACGCAACTGCACTTATAAAACGTCAGTGGGGATCAAATATTACGAAGTTCGAGGGTATGCAATTACCGGGTGGATTAACTTTCAACGGTGCTAAAATATATGATGATGCAGAAGCTGAGATTCAAAAACTTGAAGAGGAAGTATTATCAGCATATAGCTTACCTGTGCAAGATATGGTTGGATAGTTATGCCCACAAATGTGTATTTTAATAATTTTGGATATGCTCGAGAGCAAGACTTAGTAGAAGATCTTAGTATTGAAGCAATCAAGGTCTACGGGCATAATGTGAAGTACATCCCAAAGGCCGCTGTGAGACGAGATCCTCTTTTTGGTGAGGATACATTGGCTACTTATGATGATGCAGTCGACATTGAGATGTACATAAAAAATGTTGAGGGCTTCGAGGGTGAGGGCGATTTTTTATCTCGATTTAATCTTGAGATTAGAGACTCGGTAACATTTACGGTTGCAAGAAAAAGATTCGATCAGGCTCGATCGGAGAGACTCACGACCGAGGTAGGTTATAGTTACCTTCAAGAGAGCGCAAACACTGCGGCTCCTTCTCGTCAATACCTTTCAACATCCGCAAACACTGCATATCTAGCAGGCATTACACTTGAAACAGCCACATCAGAAGGGTATGCAATTACTAATAACAGACCAACTGAAGGTGATCTCATTTGGTTCCCCATGGTCGACAAGTTATTTGAGATCAAATTTGTAGAGCACGAAGCTGTGTTTTATCAAACAGGACGACTACAGACTTATGATCTGCGATGTGAATTGTTTACATATAGTAATGAAAGAATTGATACGGGTATCAGTGAGATCGATGCGATTGAGGATAATTTAAGTACTGATATCTTGACATTCGAAATCAGTCTGGAAGATGGTGGTGGATACGGCCCAGGCATACTGCAATCAGAAGATGGCGGATCAATTATGCAAGAATATCGTGTGGAAGACAATCAGCCGACTGCAAACAACGAGTACTTCCAAAGCAATGATCCTATATTCAGTTCAAGTGCGGTGATTGATTTCAGTGAGAGTAACCCATTCTCAGAAGTGGATAGATTTTAATGTTTGGACAGCAATACTACCACGGAACAATACGAAAATACGTTATTGCATTTGGTAACTTGTTTAATGACATCATTGTACAAAGACTTGATTCAAACGGCAATCGTATTCAGAGTCTATTAGTTCCTCTTGCGTATGGCCCAAAAGAAAAGTGGCTAGTGAGGCTAGTTCAGGATCCAAATTTAGATCAAGATGTGGCCATCACACTACCTCGAATGGGATTCGAGATTCAAGGCATGACGTACTCGCCGCAGAGAAAACTATCTTCTACAATTAAAAATGTAAGGCTACGAAGTACGGATTTTAATAGAGTAGATACGCAGTTTATACCAGTTCCGTACGATTTTACTATTGCACTATCCGTTTTTGTTCGGAATGCAGACGACGGAGCTCAAATAATTGAGCAAATTCTTCCTTATTTCAGGCCTGAGTTTACAACACAAGTAAATTTGATTCCTGAAATGCAAGTAGTTGTAGATACACCAATTGTACTGCAGGATGTATCCATCGAAGATACTTACGAGGGCGACTTTGATACTCGAAGGGCATTGATTTATAATCTTACATTTAGCCTGAAGGGTTATATCTATGGTCCTGTAGCGAATAGTGGCTTGATCAAGCGTGCAATTACTAATTTTGTTGACGCGACTACAGATGCAGAGCCAACAATCGAGCGAATGACTATCACTCCTTCACAGTTTGCAAATGGATCACCACTCTTTGTTCCATCTGGCAATAGTGCTCAATCTGTAGCATTGAGTCAAATTAGTGCGAATACGGACTTCGGATTTACTACTGATATTACGATAGATCCATTTGACATCACAGAGACATAGTATGAAAACGAATATGGAAAAGAATATGGAAGACATATTCGATATATCTGAAAATACGAAGCCAATTATTGAAGTGATGCAAGATGGCCAAGTACCCACAGTTTTAGAAAAATATTCCGAAAAGAGTGATGAAATTGATGCAGATTACAAGTATGCAAGAGAAAATTTGAGAAGTATTATTGACTCTGCTCAAGCATCCATCGAGGATCTTTCTTCTATTGCATCTACATCAGAGTCACCTAGAGCATATGAAGTTCTATCGACCTTAATGAAAACAATTGTCGATGCGAATAAAGATTTACTAGAACTTCAAAGGAAAGTCAAATTATTAAAAGATGAATCATCTCAGCCGCAGAGTGTTACAAATGCACTGTTTGTTGGTAGTACATCAGAATTACAGAAACTTATCAAGAAACAAACAGATATTGAATAAATAGGCTCAAAGCCTATTATAATATGCTTGTCAGAAAAGTCAATAATAATGTCTGAAAATTATCTAGCAAATCCATTATTAAAACGTGCATATGTTCAAATAGAGTGGACAGCAGAGCAAGTACAAGAAGTTATAAAGTGCTCACAAGATATTAATTACTTTATTAAAAACTATGTAAAAATTATAAGCCTCGACGAGGGTCTTATAAACTTTGATATGTACGGGTTCCAAGAATCAATGGCAGAACTCATTGCAAAAAATAGATTTTCAGTTATCAAAACTTGTAGGCAGGCTGGAAAAACCACAACATCTGCTGCTGTTATTCTTTGGCACATTCTGTTTAATGATGACTATACTGTAGCCATTCTAGCAAATAAACTTACAACCGCTAGAGAAATTTTATCTCGTGTTCAGCGTGCATATGAAAATTTACCTAAGTGGTTGCAGCAAGGTGTGATGACATGGAACAAAACGAGTATTGAACTCGAAAACGGTAGCAAAATTATCGCATCATCTACAGCATCGAGTGCTATTCGTGGTTACTCTATTAACTTCCTGTATCTAGATGAATTTGCTTTCGTTCCTCGTAATATCCAAGATGATTTCTTTACATCAGTTTATCCTACAATTATTTCAGGTACAAATACAAAAGTCGTAATTACATCAACACCGAATGGCTTCGATCTTTTCTACAAAATCTGGACAAACTCAGTAGAGAATCGAAATGAGTACGTAAACTATTCCGTTAACTGGTGGGACGTACCTGGTAGAGATGAAAAATGGCGTGATAAAACTATTGCAAATACCAGTGAGGACCAGTTTAGACAAGAATTCGAAGCGGAGTTTATAGGTTCATCGAATACACTCATTGCTCCTAGTATTCTTCGAGCAATGACATTTAAAACACCCATATCCACATATTATGAGGGTAGTCTAAATGTATATGAAGAGCCAATACCGGGTAGAGCATACTTCTGTGTTGCTGATACAAGTAGGGGTGTTGGTATTGACTCATCCGCATTTATTATTGTAGACGTGACAGAAATACCATATAAAGTAGTTGCAGCATATAAAAATAATACCATTGCACCGATAGTGTATCCAGAAGTGATATATAATGTTGTGAAATCGTATGGCGAGGCATTTACTCTCGTGGAGATAAATGATAATGGACAGCAAATTGCTGATATTCTCGCAAATGACTTAGAATACGAAAACATTATCTACACAACAATGCAGGGCCGTGGTGGTCAGGTAATAGGCGGTGGATTTTCATCAAATAGTCAGAAAGGTGTGAGAACTACAAAACCAGTAAAGCGGGTTGGTTGTGCCACCGCTAAGACAATGATTGAAAAACACAAAATTATTCTGAACGATTTTGATTTAATAAATGAAATGTCGACATTTATTCAGAGAGGAAATTCTTATGAGGCAGAACAAGGAGCACATGATGATTTAATGATGTGTATTGTTCTTTTCTCTTGGGCATCCAATCAACAGTTTTTCAAAGAATTAACCGACACTGATTTTCGTAAAAAATTGCTAGAAGAACGTGATAAACTTATATCTGATGATGTCATGCCATTTGGATTTTATGATGATGGAAGTGACGAAAGCGAGCTATTAATAAATAATCCAACAGGTGAAATTTGGAGCAACGATACTAGCAATAAGTGGTATTCTTGGTGATAATCCTATTTTTATAAATAATAATGAACGAAAAATGCTATTAAATTAGTAGATAGGAGAATGACACAATGCCTTTTCAAGTATCACCAGGCGTTAATGTAACGGAAATTGATTTAACTACCGTGATTCCCGCTGTCTCCACGACGATCGGTGCTATTGCCGGACGTTTTGATTGGGGACCAGTAGATTTGCGAGTATTGGTCGATTCAGAAGAAACATTAACCAGGCAATTTTATAAGCCAAATTCAAACACGGCTGCGACATACTTTACTGCAGCGAACTTCCTTGCTTATGGCAACGCTTTATTCGTTGTTCGTGTTAAAAACGAAGCAAACAATGCTACTTCGAGTGGTAATACTGGAGTTCGTATCTTAAATGATGATGATTATGATAATAACTTTTCTACGGGAACGGGTGGTTCAGCCACAGCATGGGTCGCTAAGTATCCGGGAGCACTAGGTAACTCGTTAAAAGTTTCTATCTGTCAGTCCAATGCTGCGTTTTCAAACGTGGTAACGAGTGCTACTTTCTCATTTACTGCTGGTAATCAAACAGTAACTACGAGCGCTAACGTCTTTCCAACTATTGCGGTTGGCGATTCACTCGTGCATGCTAACTCTACTGTCTCAATTAATGTCGTCGTTGATTCAATAGCTGCTACCGGAAGGTCGCTCACCGTTAAAAAAGCGCCGACGCAAGAGGATCTCGGTAGTAACGCATCACTTACGACAACAGCAGGTGACATCACTCGTCGATGGGAATACTTCAACTTCTTCAATGCTGCTCCAGGAACTTCAAGCTATGCTGCTCGACTCGGCGGTGCTAATGACGAACTTCATATCGCAGTTGTTGATGAGGACGGTGAGATCACAGGTATTAAGGGTCAGGTTATCGAGCGGTTTGAAGCTGCCTCGAAAGCATCTGATGCGTTATTCGATGACGGAACAAATGCTTTTTACAAAGAAGTCATCAATAATAGATCACAATGGATTTGGTGGGCTGGACATGATCCACAATTAGGGATTACAGGAACACCTACGGCAACTCAAACATTTACAGCTTCCTCAACAAAACCTCAGACTACATCGATGTCTGGTGGTGATAATGGCGGAAACCCATCGAATGCAGAACTGATTAACGGATATGATCTATTTGAATCAGCGGAGGATGTGGACGTTTCGCTTATCCTCGGGGCTGCTGCTAATCAGACAGTTGCTACTCACATTATCAACAATATCTGCGAGACAAGACTTGATTGTATTGTATGTCTCTCGCCAGAGGAAGCCGATGTCGTGAATAACTCGATATATGCTGGTAAGGAAAGAGAAGACATTATTGAGTTCAGGAATACACTACCTTCAACATCCTATGCGGTGTTAGATAGTACTTGGAAATACCAGTACGATAAGTATAATGATGTCTTCCGTTATGTTCCATCTAACGGTGATACAGCCGGTCTCATGGTCCGAACGGACACCACGAGAGATCCTTGGTTCTCACCTGCTGGATTTAACAGGGGTAACATTAAAAACGTCGCTAAACTTGCTTTCAATCCACGCAAAGCAGATCGTGACGAATTGTATAAGTCCGGGATCAATCCGATCGTAACATTCCCTGGTCAAGGAACAGTGTTGTTTGGAGATAAAACTCTCTTAGCAAAACCGAGTGCCTTTGACCGTATTAACGTTCGTAGACTCTTCATTGTCTTAGAAAAAGCAATCTCGACTGCTGCTAAGTTTACACTGTTCGAGTTTAACGATGCATTTACTCGGGCTCAATTCCGTAATTTGGTCGAACCATTCCTACGGGATGTGCAGGGTCGTCGTGGTATCTTTGATTTCCGAGTGGTCTGTGACGAAACAAACAACACAGGTGAGGTCATTGATCGTAACGAATTTATCGGTGACATCTACATTAAGCCGGCACGCTCAATTAACTTCATTCAACTCAACTTCATAGCCGTCCGCACTGGGGTTGATTTTGAAGAAATAGTTGGTAAATTCTAATCGGGCAATATAAATAATAGAGAGAATTAGGAGAATATAAAAATGGCTTTTTCTGTACAAGAGTTTCAGGGACAAATGGAGTTTGGGGGTGCCCGTCCCTCACTCTTCGAAGTAAATATTACTAACCCCTTCAACAGTGCCGCAGATGATAAGGTAAGGTTTATGGCAAAGGCGGCTCAGGTCCCCGGCACAAACCTTACACCAATCACTGTAAACTACTTCGGGCGCCCTGTAAAATTTGCTGGTAATAGAACATATGAAGACTGGACTGTTACTATCATTAATGATGAGGATTTCGCAGTTCGTGCGGGTCTTGAGGAATGGGTGCAAAGTATTAATAGCACACAGGGTAACTTGCGACTTACTGGTGCAAATCCAGAAGCTTATAAGTCACAAGGGCAGGTTATTCATTACGGTAAACAAGGCGAAATCATTCGCGAGTATAAGTTTGTTGGATTATTCCCAACGGTACTCGCACCAATTGAACTATCTTGGGACACCGCAGATGCTATTGAAGAATACACCGTAACTTGGACTTATGACTTCTTCACGGTAGACGTCGCAACCGCCTTCGGTGGTCTTATCAACTAATATTTTTTATATTACATCAAAAGGGAGCTTCGGCTCCCTTTTTTTATGTTTTTCGCCATTATAAATAATAAAAATAATACTTATAGCATAGGATCAATATAATGGCAGAACTATTTGGTTTTACTATCGCTCGTAAAAAAACCGAAGATGAACAAGAAAATCTTCCATCTATTGTATCGCCCACTATTGAGGACGGATCTATTGAGATTGCACCGGGTGGCGCATATGGAACCTACGTCGATATGGAGGGCAAAGCAAAGACTGAAGGTGATCTTGTTTCTAAATACCGTGAAATGTCTATACAACCAGAATGTGATTATGCAATTCAAGACATCGTAAACGAAGCGATTGTAGTAGACGAGAACTCAGGCCCATGTGAAATTGTTTTGGATAAATTAGAATATCCAAATGCAATCAAGAAAAAAATTCGTGAGGGTTACAAGCATGTATTTAAATTGCTTGACTTTCAGAATAATGCTTATGATATTTTTAGAAAGTGGTACATTGATGGTAGATTATACTACAACATCGTAATTGATGAAACAAATCCAAGAGCCGGCATTAAAGACTTGAGGTATATTGACCCTCGCAAGATTCGAAAGATTAAAGAACCCATCAAAGATAAAGACAAGAGAACAGGTGCTACAGTATATCGTGGATCTAAGGAGTACTACTTTTATAACCCAAAAGGTATTACAACTCAGAATCAATCACAGGGTGTAAAGATTGCGAAAGACTCAGTCTGCTATGTCAATTCTGGCATACTTGATAATAGAAATAATCTGATATATTCACATCTACACAAGGCTATAAAACCACTTAATCAGCTTCGTATGCTGGAAGATGCAGTTGTGATTTATAGACTCGCACGTGCCCCAGAGCGCCGTATATTTTACATTGATGTTGGTAACCTTCCAAAGATGAAGGCGGAGCAATATCTTCGTGATATGATGGTCAAGCATAAAAACAAACTCACATATGATGCACAGACTGGTGAAGTTCGTGATGATCGTAAATTTATGACCATGCTGGAAGATTTTTGGTTACCACGTCGAGAGGGCGGCCGAGGAACTGAAATCACGACATTACCTGGTGGTCAGAATCTTGGTGAGATGGAAGATGTGGATTATTTTCGGCGCAAGCTTTACAAGTCACTCAATGTACCTACAGCGCGCATGGAACAAGAAAATCAATTCCAACTTGGTCGTGCATCTGAAATTACACGTGATGAACTAAAATTTAATAAATTTATTAAGCGATTAAGAAGTAAATTTACAACGCTATTTGATGAATTGTTAGAGATTCATCTTGCACTCACGGGTGTTACCACTCGTAAGGAATGGCAGGAAATGAAGCAGGATATCTACTATGACTTCATGGAAGATAACCACTTCACGGAACTCAAAGACACTGAGATTCTCACTGAAAGATTGCGTCTGCTTGGAGACATTGATTCGTATGCCGGCAAGTACTTTTCAGAACAGTGGATTCGTACAAATGTTCTTCGTATGACTGAAGATGAAGTTGCGGAGATTGAAAAACAAATAAATCAAGAAGGTGGTGGTGAAGATCCAGAGGATGAAGAGCCCATGGAAGAGGTTATTCACGATGAAATTATAGAAGAAATATTCCAACCACCAGAAGAGATGACTGAGGAAGAAAAGAAACTTGTAGAAAAGATGACAAAAGTTTTAGACGATGTCTTGACAGAGGACTGATTGATGTCGAATGAGATCAGAGATGCAAAAATTCTTTCTGCTGCTATAAAATATGCAGATAAAAAAATTGCAGAAATCCAAGAAGAAATACACGAACCAGTAATTGTCGAGGGTCCTCCAGGACCACAGGGCCCTGTTGGTCCTCAAGGTGAAAAGGGTGACACTGGCCCGGAGCGTCGAATTGTAATTGAAGCGAAAGGGCCTGTAGGTCCTCAAGGAGTACCCGGTCATACATTCGAAAAGGCTTACATCGAGGATGATAAACTATATTTGCTCAGAGAAGACGGCGAAGTATTTTCAGTTGGTAAAGTAATAGGACCACGTGGCGGTCAAGGTATTCCTGGTGAGCAAGGAATACAGGGTGACGTCGGACCGCAGGGGCCTCAAGGGCTCATTGGTGAACAGGGCCCTCAGGGTCTTACTGGTAGACGAGGTACACGGGGTGAAAAGGGAGAACAAGGAGAACGAGGCCCACGTGGGTTTATTGGCGAACAAGGAACTCCTGGTGTACCCGGATTAAAAGGCGATAGGGGTGAAAAAGGTGACCCGGGTGATAAGGGTGAAAAAGGCGACCCGGGTGATATTGGTATGCAAGGTTTACGAGGCCCACAGGGTCCACAAGGACCTATCGGTGAACAGGGTCCACAGGGCTTACCGGGTATTGACGGCACACAAGTCGATCTACAACCGCAACTTGATGTTCTACAAGAAGGAGTTGAAGAAAGAATCGTTGCATTCTCAGCCGAAATCAATTCAAGAATGGATAGGATTGCGATGAGTTCAGGATCAGGAAGCGGCGAGGTAAGACTCGAGTTTCTTGATGATGTCGATAGGGCAACGGCAAAAGTTAACGGTAAGTTCCTTAAATATGATTCTGCATCAAAAAAATTTGTTGGTGCTGATGCTAGCGGTGGAGGATCCAGCGGTGTTAGTAATAGTTTTGTTACTTCCACATTTATATCAAACACAGCAGCTCGAGCATTAATAAATGATAGGATACAGGTCGCAAATGCTACATCGACTTTTCAGACTAAAACGGTTGAACGGGCTGCTCTCGCCAACACGAATGCATTTATAGCCACTAAACTCAACTCAAATAACCCAACCATAACTGGTACAATTAGTGCGAACGGCTCGGTTGGTACAGCCGGATTCGTTTTGAAATCTGCTGGTTCTGGGAATCCAGCATATTGGGACGCAGCAAGTGGTGGTAGTAGCATTACGGGTATTACTGATAATAGCACTGGAACTGCGCTTACATTAAATTCAAATAATGCAGTTACTGCCGCACAACCAATGCTTTTTTCAAATGGTTTTCATGTTGGCGGTGCAGGCACTGCGAATAAATTAGATGATTTTGAAGTAGGTACTTTTACGGCTGGTCTTGCACCACAGACCAGTGGCAGTATAACCTTAGATACATCGAGACCGAGCGGCATTTATCAAAAAATAGGAAATATGGTATTTGTTCAAGGATTAGTTTTCATCTCTTCCGTTTCCAGTCCTCAAGGTGAATTGTTCTTTACTGGATTGCCTTTTACGGTTGCCTCTTGGGGAGGAAGCAACGAAACAATTTACAGAAAAGGAACTATAGATTTTTATTTTGGATTTTTAGCAAGTAATGTTGTAGCCGATGTAATAGGAAGACCTTGGAGTGGTCAAACTTATGCTCGTGTGGCTCATGATTTTAATACGACTAGCACAACTCAAAATACATTTGCCCCACTCATCGATAGCGGCACGCAATATTTCCAGTTTAAAGGTTTCTATCCTGTTTCAACTTGGTCAGATTAGAGGTTATTATGTCACTTACAGAAGAAACAACGATTGCTAGCATCGAGGTCGATACTATAAATAAAATAATTTGTGTTGTAAATAAAAATGTTATCAAAAAAGATGATGTTATGATTGGATCTGAATTTACAAAATCTTTTATAAATGAAGGAGATGATTATAGCGGACAGCCAGCTCAAGTTAGAGCTGTATGCGATTCAATATTTTCATAGGGTAAAAAATGGCATTAACAGAAGAAAAAGTTATCGATAAAATTGAAGTGGTTGGTGATTATTATCACATACAAGTGAGAGAAGCTCATGTGATAAAACGAGATGGAGTCGAAATATCAAAAAGATATTCCAGAAGAGTTGTAAATCCGGGGGATGATGTTTCTAGTGATGACCAAAGAATACGCAATATAGCCAACGCCCTTCATACGGCTGATGTTATTACAGCTTTACAAAATAATCAAAAAGAAACCGAAGCAATTTTTAATAATTTATAAATAATAGTGAAATAGGAGATCGAAATGAATGATACTATTAGAGATGCAATTATTGCTCTACAGAACGGTGAATCATCAAAATTTAAAGATACGATAAATACCGAACTGATGTCTCGAGCAATGGATGCGATACAAGTGCAAAAAATTTCAGCTGGTCAAGCATTCTTTGATGAGCCTGAGGCCGAAATTGATGTAGAAGATGAAATCGACTCAGAACATATGCCAGAGGAAGAACCCGATGAAGAAGTTTAAAGACTTAATCGAGGCTGATGCAAAAGATTACAAGGGTGACGACGAAAGTCAAAAGGATTATGATACAGCATCATCCGATGAAGAAAAGTTTAAGCAGCTGCATTTTACTCATAATGCTGATCTTGCTAAGATCGGACGTGAGCACCCAGTAGCACCAGATTATGTTTTTAGCGGTGAGCGTCCTGGTGGAGCAAAAGGTGATGCTGGAGCTGATCATAAAGGTTATGATAAACCAGGTGAACCTATCCTGAAGACCTATAAAGATTTTGTTACGAGTATGCGCTCAGCGGCAAAACCAGGTGGAGATAAGGCTCCCGTAATGCAGGGATCGTCTAAAATCAAAGAAGAAGTCGAGTATATCGATGAGGCATTTAAAAAAGGGATGCTGAAACTTAAAGACGGTAAATCAGTAAAAGTTGATGAAGCAACTGCAAAGATGCTGAACAATGCCATGAAACAACTCAATCCCGGCAATCGTAAAAAGATGGAAACCGAAGCAATGAAGGATAAGAAATCTTTCGATGCGATGGTTACTTTTGCAAAAGCTGCAACGTAGGAGTGACACATGCCAGATCAAACAGATAAATTTCAATTTCATCCAGCAACATTCGAGGGTCCTGCTACAAAAGCATTTGCCATTACATCGAATGAGAGTGCTAATGTCGCATTTACAACACGAGCTGTATATGTTGGTTCGGCGGGTAACTTAGTTGTCGAGATGGCAGATGATGCATCGGGAACAACCACCACTTTCACTGCGGTTCCAGCAGGAACGACTTTGCCGATTCGTATTCGTAAAGTTCGCACTGTAGGTACGGCAAACTCAGTGGTTGGGTTGTACTAAAAAGAAGGGCATCGTTATGAAATTAGGTGTCGGTGTCTCACCAACAACTTCAATAGTTGCATCACAAACAGCAGCGGTTATTTCTGCTGCTGGTGGCGGAGGTGCTAGTCCGACCATAGAATCTATACGTGAGTCCCGTGTGTTTACGTGGGATGCTTCGATTTCGACTACATCTCAAACAGTCGCCAATCAAGAAACATCTCCAGCAGATGGATCATCGCAGACGACATATGATGCTGTCCGAGGCACTGGAACTGGTTCAGATTCACGTGATCCGAACTATGACAGCGGTAATAAATACTATTCGCAAACATCAGCATCATCTCTTGATTTTATTACCATGCAAGGGATCAAGACGACCACAGCATTTACGCATTCACTGCATAAAGCTGGAGCGGAATTTACAATAGAAATAGGAATACACCAGCCAAACTTGACTGGTGGGTTTTGGGTGATTACTGCAGAGGATACTAATGACACTGGTATTTCTCTTCAGCAAGTTGACTCCGGTAAAATGGGATTCTTTTGTCATAGAGGCACATCTGGATCATTCGCTTTCTCTCAAAAGACGTCTGGCGTACTAGCAAGTGGTAGAAATCATGTTGTTCTATCTGTGGATGAGGGAGGTGCTACTAACAGTAGTTTCTTCTATGTTAATGATTCTACAGAAGTTGAATTTACAACGAGTTACTCTAGTCCATCGACGGGAAACACTACTACGAACTGGCACTGGTTGACTAGCTTGCTTGACGGAAACACAAGTAATCCAAGATTCCAGGTACCACAAAACTGCGGCATAGGTTACTTCGCAATTTATAATAAGGCAGTAAGTACAGCTGAAGCAACAATTCTTTATGACAACGCACCTACAAGATATCAGGTATAGAAAATGGCAAACTTAACAGAAATCAAGAATGCAATTAGAAATAGCGAAGCAACGGATGCATCAGAAATGGATTCGTGGACTTCATCAAATGCTGATAGGGCTGGGGATATCGAAGCTCTGCTCGGTGCTCTACCGTCCGGTTACTCGATGGTGTCGGATGAAGGATCATTCGATCCAATCACAAAAGATTTGATGATCATGGTAAAGCACGATAGTTCCGGTCGAAAGATGGGATTAAAGGTCTTGCAGGGTTATTGATTATAAATAATAAAAAGAAATAGGAACACGTCATGAAACTTATCACCGAAATGCTAGAAACGGATGTAGAGTTTATCACCGAGGCAAAAGAAGACGGTGGTAAAAATTACTTTATCGAAGGCATTTTTATGCAGGGGGAAATCAAGAACCGCAACGGTCGTAAGTATCCCATTCAGACACTTTTAAAAGAAGTAAATCGATACAACAAAGAATATGTAGAAAAGAACCGGGCATATGGTGAACTCGGTCATCCCCAAGGTCCTACTATCAACCTTGAGCGTGTATCACATATGATTAAAGAATTGCACCAAGATGGAAATAACATCATGGGTAGAGCAAAGATCATGATAGAAACACCGATGGGCAAGATCGTAAAGAATCTTATGGATGAAGGAGCCAAGCTTGGTGTTTCATCAAGAGGTATGGGTACTCTAAAACAAGATAAGGATGGAACAAATATTGTTTCGAATGATTTCCAGTTGGCAACAGCTGCTGATATTGTAGCCGATCCGTCTGCACCTGAAGCATTTGTTGAGGGTATTATGGAGGGAGTTGAATGGCTACAAATAAACGATCGTTGGGTTCCTCAGTACATCGAGAAAACTCAAGAACAGATCAGAAAAGCGTCAAGAACAGAGCTTCAGGAAGCTAAAGTTGCAGCCTTTGCTAAGTTCATGAAGCAACTCTAAAAGATGTGTTTTTATAAATAATATGAATGAGAAATTTATTTTCACAAGGAGATAAAACAGATGTCCGAACAAGACTTAGAAGTAATGGAGGACGCAGAGGTTCTTGAAACTCCTGAAGAGATTTCAGAAGATGAAGATCTTTTAGAGTTCAAGGCTGACGGCGAAGACTCCGAAGTCGCGGATCCAGTAGGAGACAAGACTGACGAAAAGCCAAAGGGTAAGGGCGATCCAATGCCTAAGACTAAGATGGCGATGATCAATGCCATGATGAAAAATTTAAGTAGCATGAAAAAAGTTGAATTGCAAGCCATGTATAAAAAGGTAAATGCTGGCATGTATGAAGAAGCTGAAGCTGATGACGAAGTCATTGATGAAGCGGAAGCACCTAAAGAACTTGCTACAATCACATCAGCCGATATCAACATCCAAGACGATGTTGATGCAATGCTGAACGGAACGGATCTCGACGAAGAGTTCAAGGAAAAAGTTGCAACAATTTTTGAAGCAGCTGTCGTATCAAAAGTTAACGAGCAGATTGAAAAATTTGCCATTGAAGCAGAGTCCGATGTCGAAGTATCTCGTACAGAAGCTGTAGACGAACTCACAGAAAAAGTTGATTCATATCTTGACTATGTTGTTCAGGAATGGGTTGATAATAACAGTCTTGCCATCGAGACAGGCGTACGCGCCGATATGGTAGAGGATTTCCTCAAAGGACTCAAAGGTTTGTTTGAAGAGCACTATGTCGATATTCCAGAAGAGAAAGTCGATGTTGTAGAAGAACTTATCGCTAAAGTTGATGAGCTCGAAGGTAAGCTTAACGAACAGACAGACAAGAATGTCGAGCTTCTCGGCAAAGTAAATGATTTCGAGAAAGATGCTATCTTTGTAGAGGCAACGGACGAACTCACTGATACTCAAATCGAAAAGCTTCGCGGACTTGCAGAAGGAATTGACTTTGATGATGCTGATGATTTTCGTAAAAAAATCGGCATGTTGAAGTCACAATATTTTGATATTGATGAAGAGACCGAAACGGTCGTTGTCGATGATGAAGACGGTCCCATTTCTCTTGAAGAAGAGAACGAAGGTCCTACAGGTGCTATGGCAGTATACATGAATGCCATTTCAAGATCTGCTAAAAAATAATATTATTATAAATAATCTATGAAGGCTGATTAATACAGTAAGGAGAAAACAAAAATGTTTCTATCTGAAGAATTACAGAAGAAGTGGCAGCCAGTCATTGAGCATCCAGACCTCAGCGAGATTAAGGATTCTCATCGTCGGGCAGTCACTGCAACTCTTCTAGAAAACCAAGAGAATGCTTCACGTGAGGCATCTTTCGGTTCTGGTGGCTATCAAATGCCATCGCTATTAGGCGAAGCGGCGCCTACCAACGCTATGGGTGCTTCGAGCTCCACAGCTTCTGATGGTGCCGTGGACATTTTCGACCCAGTGCTTATCTCGCTGGTTCGGCGTTCCATGCCAAACCTCATTGCATACGATATCTGCGGCGTTCAGCCAATGACAGGACCAACCGGTCTTATCTTTGCAATGCGTCCTCGCTTCACAAGCCAAGCCGGCAGTGAGGCTCTCTACAACGAAGCCAACACCACGTTCTCCGGATCGGCGGCAGCTAACACTGCTTCTATCGCGGCTATCGATGGTGGCGCGGGCACTGCTGCAACCGGTAGTGATCCAACGGCTCGTGCAACAGGTTCTGGCTACACCGTAACAACGGGTATGACTACCGCTGAGGCAGAAGCTCTCGGTGATGAGTCACAGAATGCTTTCCAAGAGATGGCATTCAGCATCGAGAAGGTTGCTGTAACGGCGGTTTCTCGTGCACTCAAAGCGGAATACACCATGGAATTGGCTCAAGACCTTAAAGCCATCCACGGTCTAGATGCCGAAACAGAACTCAGCAACATCCTGTCTGCTGAGATCCTGGCTGAAATCAACCGTGAAGTTGTTCGTACGATTAACTACACAGCTACGGTTGGTGCTCAGGATAACACAACAACGGCTGGTACATTCGACCTCGACGTTGATTCCAACGGTCGCTGGAGTGTAGAGCGCTTTAAGGGCCTGGTATTCCAGCTCGAGCGTGAAGCCAACCAGATCGCGAAGTCAACACGTCGCGGTAAAGGTAACGTCCTGATCTGTGGTTCGGATGTTGCATCTGCTCTTCAGATGGCTGGTGTCCTAGACTACACACCTGCTCTCAGCGCCAACCTCAGTGTGGATGACACAGGTAACACCTTCGCGGGTGTCCTGAACGGCCGCATGAAGGTTTACGTTGATCCGTACTTCGCCAGTTCGTCTGGAAATCAGTACGCCACGGTCGGTTACAAGGGTGCGTCCGCATTTGATGCGGGTCTCTTCTACTGCCCATACGTGCCTCTCCAAATGGTGCGTGCGGTTGGTGAGAACACCTTCCAGCCCAAGATCGGATTTAAGACTCGCTACGGCATGGTCGCCAATCCGTTCGCCACAACGGCCGCTGATGGTTCTATCAGTACAGCGGTAAACGATCGCAACATCTACTACCGCCTTGTCACAATCGCAAACCTAATGTAATAAAAACAAATAAGGTTTCGATGAAACTTAGAGGGGAGCTTCGGCTCCCCTCTTTTTTTGTGTATTGATCTATATAAATAGTCTTATGATATACTTAAAAAGAAATGTGGTGACTGTAGAAATCCTATACTATATGCCAGATTATAATGATATCGTGCAAGAGTTTATTTGGCAGACTGATGATATAGTACCTGAAATACCGAGAGTCCACAAATTTTTGAACTTTTGGAAACATAATATTGAAGCAGTAATTAAAGAAGTTCAAGTTGGTTATTCCGACAAACACAACGGATATCGAACAGTAGAAATGATGGAAGAGATTAAAAGATGGCATTGATACCAAAAATCGGAATTGACACACTAGAGGCTGAAACACTCACTCAAAATCTCAACTTTTTATCGCCTCTTGGCTTTCGTTTCGTTTTAAATAGAGCTCCAAACATAGAGTATTTCTGTCAAGCGGCGACATTGCCAACAATATCTATGGTAGAAGCAATTCAAACCAATCCCTTTGTAAACATACCTCGACCCGGTGATAAAATTTCTTACGAGCCATTTACCCTCACATTTAGAGTAGATGAGGAAATGAAAAATTATTTAGAAATATTTAACTGGATAAAGGGGTTGGGATTTCCAGAAAACTTTAAACAATATAAAGACTTAGATACATCACGCTCAAGTATATATTCTGATGGCGCTTTGGTTATTTTATCTTCAAATAATAATCCAATCATTAGAATTTCTTTTGAAGATATGTTTCCCCTATCACTATCACCACTTGCTTTTGATGTTACACAAACAGATATTGAGTACCTGCAAGCGGAGGTAACATTTAGGTATCGTCAATTTACAGTTGCTGATACCGTATAATTTGTTTACATTTCAGCTAATCTTGTTATAATAGGCCTTGAGCCGATTTTAAAGGGTAATAAATGGTTACTATTACAGATTCAGCAAAGAAATATCTTGATTCAGTACGCGGTGATGATTATGTATCACTTGGTGTTCAGGGTGGAGGATGTGCTGGTTTTCAATACATATGGGGACTTAAATCTGATTGTCCAGATGTAAATTGGAGTGATCCGATTGATGGTGTACTCGTAGTTGATCCAGTTGCAGAATTATATATATTAGGTAGTACTGTTGATTATGTAAATGAATTGGGTGGATCATTTCTATCGGTAAAAAATCCGATGTCAACATCAAGTTGTGGTTGTGGTGAAAGCTTTGGAGTGTAGATATGAAGTGGTTTATAGTTGCGCTGGTTACATTTGTATCCGGTGAACAGGATATTAAGTATCATGAGCGCTTGTCGTTTGATAGTTATGTAGTATGTGATTCTTTCTATCGAGAAAATAGCCGTAGTCTACTATCAGGATTGAAAAGAATCTATCCTGATGTTAAAAGTGCGACTATACAGTGTTTAGATACAAAGACAATGTTTGCAATGAAAAGAGCCTTAACGAATGAAGATTGAAAATATTATTGGTATGTGGCAAGAGGATGTTAAGATAGATGAAACTGAGCTATCACGAGAAAGTCTAAACATCCCAATCTTACATGGTAAGTATTTGAAGCATTTCTCTGATGAGAGATTAAAGCTTCGTGCCTTAAAGATGAAGCAAAAACAGCTGCATCAAAGGCTCATGGATTACTATCGCGGAGACCTAAATAATCCTGAAGATCTAGCAGAACTTGGAAGGGAGCCATACCCATTTAAAAGATTAAAAAACGAGGTTTCATATTATGTAGAAAGTGATTCTGAAATGGTCCAGTTGAATACAAAAATTGCGTATCAACAGGAAATGGTGGACGTCCTCGAAGAAATAATAAAAGCAATAAATACGAGGGGTTATGTCATCAAAAACAGCTTGGATTTCATCAGATTTACTTCTGGTTCCTAGCAATGTGAGTGGCAATAAATTGATTATTAGTAAGGAAAATGAAGTATATATGAAGGTCGATGCAGAGCCTGTAATACGTCAGGAGCTCAATGATTACTTCACATTCACAGTACCCGGTGCAAAATTTATGCCAGCATATCGTAATCGCATGTGGGATGGAAAGATGCGGTTATATAATGCTATGACGAAACAGCTATATCTGGGTCTATTACCATACGTACAGGTTTTTGCTGATGAAAGAGAATACGATCTTGAAATTACCGAAAGTATAGACACACAAGAAAATTTTTCAGTAAAAGAAGCAAATGAATTCATCACTTCTCTCCAAACTTCGTTCGATCCTCGTGATTATCAGTTGGACAGTTTCGTTCATCTCGTACGAAATAATAGGGGTCTACTTGTTTCTCCAACTGCTTCAGGCAAGTCGTTCATTATATGGCTCTTAACTCAATGGTACGGTGACTGTAAGACTCTTATCATAGTACCGACCACCTCTTTGGTTCATCAAATGAAATCAGATTTTGTAGAGTATGGATCGGATGAAAACGATATTCATAGAATTATGAGTGGTCAGGAAAAAAATACTGATTGTAGAATTGTTGTATCGACTTGGCAGTCTCTGTACAAGATGCGTAAGGATTATTTCTCTCAGTATGATGTTGTGATTGGTGACGAGTGCCATCTGTTTAAAGCAAAGTCACTTACATCTATTATGACGAAACTTATCGACTGCAAGTATCGTTTTGGTTTTACTGGGACTCTTGATGGCACACAGACACATAAGCTTGTTCTAGAAGGCTTATTTGGAAGAGTAAAGCAATTTGTGAGAACACGAGAACTCATTGATCAAGATCATCTGGCAAGTTTTAAGATAAAAGCTTTGGTGCTAAAATATACCGATGAGGAAAAGAAACTTGTCAGTAAAATGAAATATCAAGATGAAGTTGATTTTATTGTAAGTAATCAAAGAAGAAATAAATTCATTCAAAATTTAACTCTATCACTCAATGGTAATACTCTTTTGTTATTTCAATTTGTTGACAAACACGGAAAAATATTGTATGATAACATATCAAAGGCAGTTAAAGGTGATCGAAAAGTTTTTTTCGTCTATGGAGGCACTGATGCAGAGACTCGGGAGAAAATCAGGTCAATTACTGAGGGGCAGGAAAACGCGATTATCATTGCCTCGTACGGTACCTTCAGCACTGGAATTAATATTAGGAATCTTCATAATATCATTTTTGCTTCTCCCACTAAGTCTCGTATTCGTAATCTTCAGTCTATTGGCCGAGGTTTACGTAAAGGCAATAAAAAAGATAAGGCAACACTGTTTGACATCGCCGATGACTTAAGGCACAAGAGCAAAGTAAATTACACACTCAATCATTTTTCAGAAAGAGTAAAGATCTACAACGAAGAAGAATTCGAGTATAAAATATACAATATAAAACTCTAAGGATAAAGCAATGAAACCAAATATAAACTACTTCAAGCTTACAAGTGGAGAGCATATTATATCAATGGTAGATAGCATCGACGATGAGTACGCAATTCTTTATAAACCACTTCAGCTTTTTGTTCATAATACATATAGAGGAGCTTCAGTAAGAGTTGCGAAGTGGATTCCGTTTACCGATGAAGTTATTTTCCCTATAAGTATGTCAAATATAATCATTCATTCAGATGCATCGGAAGATATGAAAGATTATTACCTAGGGTGCTTAGATAGTCTTGATATTCAAACAGACGAAGAAGAAAACATAGAATTTGAAACAAAAGAAGATGAGGTGGATGAAGATGTCACACGCGCATTCTTTGAAAGATATTCAAACACAAACATCGTGGTGCACTAATGGGTAGAACATCAAAGGCTAAAAAAGAGCACTACGTTAATAATAAAGAATTTTTGGCAGCCATGATCGAATTTAAAGATATGGTTAATGAGGCAGCAAGTTCGAATAAAGAAAGACCGAGAGTCACACCTTATATCGGAGAGTGCTTCATGAAAATTGCTGTTCACTTATCACACAAGCCAAATTTTATTAATTATACTTTTAAAGAAGAAATGATCTCTGATGGGGTTGAGAACTGCTTGCAGTATATCGATAATTTTAATCCAGAAAAGTCTCACAATCCATTTGCATACTTTACACAAATTATATATTATGCATTTCTTCGACGTATTCAAAAAGAAAAGAAACATCTGTACACAAAGTATAAAATGACAGATGAGATGTCTACTATGAATATGGATCACAATGTTCAGGAACATGATACCTCAACATACCTCAATTCCAATAAATCAAGTGAATGGTCTCGTGATCACGTAGATGTTTTTATTGAAGCATTCGAGGAAACCAAGCGCAGAAAAAAGAACAAAAACACTACAGCAGTTGATGTTCTTATGGAGAATTAATTGAAAGCTGCAATTATAACGGATACTCATTTTGGTGCTCGTAATGATAGCCAAATTTACATTAGGTATTTTGAAAAGTTCTATAATGACATATTCTTTCCATATTTGACCGATAATAATATCACCACTGTTTTTCATCTTGGTGATATTGTTGATCGAAGAAAATACATCAGTTATGTTACGCTCAGAGAGTTCAAAAGAATCTTTGTTCAGCCTTGCATTGATAATAAAATAAATCTGGTTGGTATCGTTGGTAACCACGATATTCCCTATCGTAATACCAATGAGGTTAATGCCATGAACGAGCTGTTCAAAGAAACAAATATTACATTTCATGCAGATCCTGTAGACTATACATTTGATGACTGCAGTATTGCTTTACTTCCTTGGATAAGCAATGGTAACTACGGCGAATCCATGGAGTTCATTAAAAATACAAAGTCTCAAGTACTATTCGGCCACTTAGAGTTAAGAGGCTTTGATATGTACAGGGGCATGCCAAATCCACACGGGCTTGAGTCTGCGCTGTTTGACAAGTTTGATCTTGTTTGCTCCGGGCACTTCCATACCAAATCATCAAAGGGAAACATTCACTATCTTGGCAACCCATATGAGATGTTTTGGAATGATTATAATGATCAACGTGGTTTTCATGTATTCGATTCTACCAAAAGAGAGTTGACATTTATTCAAAATCCATATAGAATATTTAATAAGATATGGTATGACGATACAGATGTGAAACTAGAAGATCTTTTAGAGAAATATAATTTTGATGAGTACAAGGATACCTATGTCAAGGTAATTATTCAAAATAAAAATAATCCCTATTGGTTTGATATTGTGATGGATAACTTATATAAAGCAGATCCTGCACACATCTCAATAGTTGACGATCATAAAAACTTAGATCAGCAAACCGAAGAGGAGATTATCAGTGAGGCTGAAGATACACTGACCTCTCTCTACAAGTATGTTGATCAGATGGATACGCGAGTAGATAAAGCAAAGCTAAACCAACTGTTTGCTAATTTATATACAGAAGCGCAGAATATGGAGCTTTAATTGATACACTTTCATAATGTCCGGTGGCAGAACTTTTTGTCCACTGGAAATGTTTGGACAAATATTTTATTGGACAAGAGTCCAAACACTTTAGTTATTGGTGAAAACGGTGCGGGTAAATCCACAATGTTAGATGCATTGTGCTTTGCTCTTTTTGGCAAGCCATTCCGAAAAATAAATAAACCACAGTTGATGAACTCGGTCAATCAAAAAGACATGATTGTTGAGACGGAGTTTACCATTGGTAATTCTAGATATCGAGTACTAAGAGGTATGAAACCCAATGTATTCGAGATCTACAAAGATGATGTCATGTTGAATCAAACTGCTTCTGTGAGAGATTATCAGAATCATCTTGAGCAAAATATATTAAAACTTAATTTTAATTCATTCACTCAAATCGTTATATTGGGTTCATCATCTTTTGTTCCCTTTATGCAATTACCTACGGGTGCTCGTAGGGAGATTATTGAGGATCTACTCGACATCAAGATATTCACCGCAATGAATATTTTACTGAAAGAGAGGCTGCAGCAGAATAAAAACAATTTAAAAGACATCAAGTACAAAATTGATTTAGAGCAAGAGAAGCTTGAAGTCCATCAGAAATATATTGATGAGATGCAGTCGAAAAATAAAGAAAGAATTGATAACCTCAAAGCCGAGATTAAAAAGAGTGAAACATCAATAAGTCGACTTGAAGACGACATCAGTAAAAATAACTCTTCAGTAAAAGATTTAATGGAATCAGTAAAAGATGAAGAGTCCGTGCAGAAAAAGCTGAATGAGATTCTTAAAATTGAGTCTAAATTTGAGGAAAAGCTTAAAAAATTAAAGAAAGAAATAAAATTTTATCAAGATAATGATCACTGCCCTACTTGTGACCAAGACATAGATGATGAAATCAAGTCCAAAAAGGTAGGTCAAAACGAAAGTAAGATAGTAGAAGTCAATGAAGCATTTGATAAACTACAGATTGAGTTAGATAAAGAAAATCAGAGACTTCTAGACATCATGGAAATTAATAAAGCTGTTAAAAAATTACTAGAAAAAGTATCTGATGGTAATAATCAGATCTCATCTTTGCATAAATACATCAATCAACTTAGAACTAACATCGACACAGAAGTTGATGATGTATCTGATCTGAAAGAAGAGAATAAAAAAGTAAACGATATCAAGAAACAAATCAAGGGACACGAAAAGAAAAGGGAAAGTGAAATACATGAAAAGGAACTCCTAGATGTTGCCGCTGAATTACTTAAAGATAAAGGCATCAAGACTCAAATAGTTCGACAGTACGTTCCTGTAATGAACAAGCTAGTGAATAAATATTTGGCTGCAATGGAGTTCTTTGTGAGTTTTGAGTTGAATGAAAATTTTGAAGAGACTATAAAGTCTAGACACAGAGATTCTTTCAGTTATGCATCGTTCAGTGAAGGTGAAAAGATGAGGATTGATTTATCTCTGTTACTTACATGGAGAGCAATAGCAAAGATGAAGAACTCAACAAATACCAACCTTTTAATTCTCGATGAAGTATTTGATGCCTCACTAGACTCGAACGGATGTGATGAGTTCTTGAAATTATTAAATGAACTTGGTAAGGAGACCAATGTTTTTGTGATTAGTCATAAAGGGGATGTTCTTCAAGACAAGTTTCGTTCTGTAATTAAATTTGAAAAACATAAAAATTTCTCGAGGATCGCGGCATGATACTACATAGTGTTACACCAGATAGGGCTTATTTAGTTGATGATGATCCAGTAAGACCAAATATCAGTTATGCATTTCGTATTTCAAATAATAAAGACTTCTTTGTATATGAGAATGAATTAACAGCTGATGCTGCAGCTTGTATATGTGTATCATATAATGATCAGGTTCCAACAAACATGAGTGAGCTCATAGAGTTTCCAAACTTTGCTGATGAACCTCGTATTGCAGTCTTTTATACGGTATGGTCTTATGAAAAAGGAGCAGGTCGAGATATAGTTTTTAAAACTGTAGAATGGATAAAAGAAAATAAACCACACATATGTAGATTTGTCACTCTTTCTCCTAAGACTAAAATGGCCGAACGCTTTCACTTACGAAACGGTGCTGTTCTTTTATCCGAGAATAAAGAGAGTAATAACTTTGAATATAGGAATGTTTGATGGATTTGATTGATATTGAAAAAAGTATTGCATACAATCTAATTGATAATTCAGATCCGATACTGAAGGAAAAGACAGAGCCATTCAACTTTGATGATCCACAGATAGCACCTGAGCTACTAGCATCACGGTTGGGTGAAACCATGATAAACAATCATGGCATAGGACTTGCAGCACCACAAGTTGGTATACCACTTTCCGTTTTCGTGGTTGGAGATCCTGACAACAGAGAAAGCGTGATCTGCATGTTCAACCCTAATATCGTAGACACATTCAGTGAGGATGTCTACTATGAGGAGGGATGCTTGAGTTTCCCGGGTCTCTATATTAAAATTAAGAGACCTGGAGCAATTCGTGTCCGGTTTACGGATATGAACGGTGAGACTACCACCACAAAGTATAGCGGCATGACTGCTAGAACAATCCAGCATGAATATGATCATCTACAGGGAACTCTATATCAGACTAGAGCAAACAGGATCCATAGAGATCGGGCCATGAAGCAGTACAAGCTATACATGAGAAGAAGAAAAAAAGCTAAGTAGTTCAAAACATTACATAAAAAAGTATTTACATAATTAGCATTATATGATAGTATAGTCATATGATGAACATGACAAACACAGAAACCATCCCCATGGTTTTCCTAGAGTCTCTCGGTGACTATGTTTATATGTATCGGGACCTTGCAGGAAATCCAAAATACACAGGCAAGGGTCGTGGCAATCGTTGTCTGTCTCATATAAACTCGAAGGGTTATGACATCAATGATCTTTGGATTGTTGCATGCAATCTTGAAAGGTTTAGACTTGACGAAAAAGATGCATCTTTTGTTTTAGAGTCGTATCTTATATCCACACTGCAACCAACCGATAATGCCGTTGCTGGGCATTACAAGGAGTGTTTTATTATGTCGAAGTTCTCTGAAATTTTTGGAACTTGGAAAGAAGATCAGATCGACAATCTGGAAAGCCTGCCATCGTGGTATACTGATAACTATGGCTTTATCAAGGGTCGAAGCGGCAAGCTCACCATTACCGCTACCTCAACAGTTTTTGAAAGTGTAACTCGAAATGGAGTTCAAGTTGGTTGGACGACAATGCCGAATGGTGATGTAAATGAAATCACTTTCATGTTGGGCAAATCAGAATTCAAGAAAAATCTGGAAGCTTGGGCAAAAGAACTTGGTCTGCAAGACTTAGAAAATGTCGGCAGTGGCGACAGAAAAGATCGGCGATTTACGGCTTCAGTTTCTGATGCCAATCAGGCTCTCGACATCTTCAAAGATCTGTTCGAAATCAATGATTGAGAAATACTACCTGAAAGAATCCTTTGCCGAAAGGATAGGGATTCTCGATCCGCGCCATCGCCTCAGTAATGAGGTGATGGTTTGCGGCTTTTGTCCTTCTGGGTGGGATACGTGCGTGTATTCATCCGGTGAAAAGTACAGCAAGCAAGATACATACCAGACACTTACAGACTGGATGCATGCTGCTCGTTGCTATGAATGGGACTGGCAAAATGTCATACCACATGCTGTGAATGTAGAACCAGACATCAAGAATGTAGTTTTTGACTTATTAAAACCTCGACTAGAGCCATTTAGAGATAAAAAAATTATTGCTTTAGGATCCTTCGTGAGCAAAGTACTAAATAAAATGGATCTCGATCACTTGAAGATCTATCACCCGTCTGGTAGGACTAGACAGCTGAATGATTTTGAAGTTCGTTTAGATCAGATCAGAAAAATACATAAGTACTTGAATAACTATTGACAATTACGAAGGAATGTATTAGAATGTCTACCATGAACTCTGTACGTGATACATCAAAAGATTATGATGATCTTGTAGGCTATACGGCTGAAGAAAATGTGCCGTCTGACCTATCAGTATTTATTGGTGAAAACACAAATGTCGAGCCAAATATCAAACCAAAACAAGTCGATCCAGAATTTCCTGAGGATTGGCAGAATCTTTTTGTGAACTTTGATTGCATCGAAGACTACGCAGAGTTCATGAATAAAATGGGCGAGGCACCCGTTCCAAAATTGACTAAATACATTTACAGTAGACAAAAAGATGATGGTCTACTTAGCTTTTTTGGAGACTGAAATGAAAGCATATAACAAGAAACAACTACAGAATGAGTGGCGCAACCCATACCTTCAATGGTGGGCTGCGGGCATGCCATCGTTTGAGACTCAAAAACTGGATCCTTGGAAACAGATCACGATTAAATTTAAAACCAAAGAGGACCGCCAAGCTTTTTCTGAGCTATACGACTATGAGTTAACTGATAAAACTCCTGTAGTCTGGTATCCTAAAAAAGATAGAGAATCAAATATTAAAAATGGATATGTAGATGAAAATGAACTTTGAGACTAGGTACCCAATCTACATTCTGTCAAAGGGTCGATGGAAACAGCGCATGACAATGCGTGCCCTAGATCGAATGGGTGTGACATCTTATAAAATTGCTATCGAGCCGCAGGAATATGACAACTATGCTGAGACTTGTGGTGAGGATAAATTGCTTGTATTACCTTTCAGCAATCACGGTAAGGGATCGGGACCTGCTCGTAATTGGTGCTGGGAGCACTCAATATCCGAGGGTCATGAGCGCCATTGGTTGATGGACGACAATATATACGAGTTCTGGCGCCTGCATAAAAACAGAAGGTATCGTGTTCGTAGGGGCTCTGGTATCTTTCGTGCAACAGAAGATTTTGTTGATCGCTATGAAAATATTGCACTGACCGGATTTCAATACAAATTTTTCTGTGTTGATGATTATCCATATCCGCCATATATCTTAAACTCGCGCATCATGTCTTGTTTCTTAATACAAAATAAAATTGAGCATAGATGGCGTGGTCGATACAATGAGGACGTCGATCTATCTATTCGTGTACTGAAAGATGGTTTATGCACTTGTCTAATCTATGCCTTCTTGCAGGGCAAAGCCAGAACTGGTACTGTGAAGGGTGGCAACACATCTGAAGTTTACAATAACTATGAAGAAGATGCATCACTGAGAAAGTCACAGATGCTCGTTGAGATGCATCCCGATGTTGTTACTCTCGTAGAGAGATATGGTCGAGTTCATCACCACGTTGATCTTGATGCAATCAAAACAAAAGATGGTCAGCCAGCCAGGCAAAATGCCTTAATTTTAAAGGATGATGTAGAGTTACTAAATAGAGTAGATAACTATGGAATGAACTTGTATCGAGATGTGGACGATGATATGAGCAACTATCCAATTACAGATAGCTCAATCATTGATAAAAGTTTTTCTGAAAATAAATTTCCATCAGGGAGGAAAGAGTTTTGAAAGTACTAGTAACTGGTGGTGCTGGTTTTGTTGGCTCACATTTGTGTGAGAGACTGGTCAACGAAGGTCATATTGTGACTTCTATAGATAACTACTTTACAGGCTCTGAAGATAATCACGTGCAGGGTGTGTTGTATAGAGACCTAGATACAAGAGATGTGTGCGAATTACCTACTAATTTTGACATCGTGTATCACTTAGGTGAATACTCTCGAGTAGAGCAGTCATTCGATGATTTTGAAAAAGTTTGGGAATATAATAAAATCGGTACTAAATGTATTCTCGATTTTGTAAAAAAGTGTGATGCAAAACTTGTATATGCTGGATCAAGCACAAAATTTACGAACGAGCATTTAGGATATATAAAGAGCCCTTATACCTGGTCAAAGGAGACAAACACCGAATTTGTAAAACTATTTTGTGAGTGGAATTCTATTGACTATGCCATCACATATTTTTATAATGTATATGGGCCAAGAGAAATTGAAAGTGGTCCATATGCTACTCTAATTGCAATGTTTATCAATAAAGTAAAAAATGGTGAACCGCTTACAATCGTTCAACCAGGTACACAGAAAAGAAACTTTACTCATATTGATGACATCATAGATGGGCTTATTCTTGTTGGAAAAGAGGGGTATGGCGACGAATACGGAATTGGATGCGATGATTCATATACAATCATCGATGTTGCAGCAATGTTTGGGATCAATACAAAGATTGAAATGCTACCTGAAAGGAAGGGTAACAGGATGTCAGCAAAGGTGATAACTGATCGAACACGTGCTCTTGGATGGTCTTCCAGAAAAAACCTAAAGGACTATATTAGTGCTAGAACAGCAAGCTGAAACTTTACTTGATGATATAGACAACATAACTGAATCAGTAAAGTATCCAGTATATGTTCCGTCTCGCGGTCGAGCTGATGTTGCTTTAACTACACGTGAGCTGAAAAATAGTGGTATTCCTTTTTATGTTGTTGTTGAGCCACAAGAGTATGAAAAGTACTTAGAGCACTATGATATCTCATCCGTTTTAAAAATGGATCATAATAACCGTGGGATAACATATGTAAGAAATTATTGTAAACAACATTCCATTGAAAATGGTGCAAAATTCCATTGGCAGTTTGATGATAACATTACTTCATTTAAGTATAGAGAACCAACAAAGAATGTAAAATGTGAAGCTTTTAAATGTATTGTAGCTTGTGAGTCTATTTGTGATTCTTATGAGAATATCGGCATTGCTGGAATGTCACACACGATGTTTGCTTTTTCTAAAAGTAATCATGTTGGAATAAATCAGCAAGTATATAGTGGCGTTCTAGTAAATAATGATCTTGATATATGGTGGCGTGATGATGTAATTGAAGACACAGATTATTCTTTACAAGTTCTTAATACTAAATACTACTGCACTCTATTGTTCAATAAATTTTTAATTGATAAAGCAGCGACTATGACTATTAAGGGTGGTAATACAGACACATCTCACGCTGGTGATAATAGAATGAAACGGTCTTTAAAATTACAAGAGTATTGGCCGCAAGCCAATTTTCAGATCACAAATCAATATGGAAGAACAAAAATCAAGCCTTCAAACATCTGGAAAACTTTTGTTCACACCCCTATCCCCAAGTCTTTTAATTCACCCCTTATGGAGTTCTTGAAGTGATGTATAAATATAATGAAGGCGACCTGATCGCCGAGATCAAAGACTATATTGATGGTACCTACGGTGAGCATTATTCCACAAACAATTACCAAGCAACAGAGTTCATCATAGACGGTGGTCATGGTGAGGGTTTCTGTATTGGGAATATTATGAAGTATGCTCAGCGTTATGGCAAAAAGAATGGGTATAACCGAAAAGATCTTATGAAAATTATACACTATGCGATTATTGCAATGTATAACCACGATCTATACAATGAGGAGAACTAGATGTCTGAAATTGAGATTTCAGTAGATGAATTAAGAAAAAGAAAAATATTTGTTGCAACTCCAATGTACGGTGGGATGTGCGGTGGTCAATACACTAAGTCCTGTGTTGATTTACAAAAACTTTGTGATCATTACGGTGTAGAAATTGATTTCTTTTTTCTATTCAATGAATCACTCATCACTCGTGCAAGAAATTACTGTGTAGATGAGTTTTTGAGAAATGAAAAATATACTCATCTGATGTTTATTGATTCAGATATTGGATTTAATCCAAATGATGTATTAACACTAGCTGCTATATCAGAACCGGACAGTGATAAAGACATAGTCTGCGGCCCTTATCCAAAGAAAACTATCTCTTGGGAAAAAATCAAGGTTGCTGTAGACAAAGGTTTTGCTGATGAAAATCCACAAAAGCTATCAAACTATGTTGGAGACTATGTTTTCAATCCAGCAAATGGTGTGAACGAGATTCCACTAGATAAACCAGTCGAAGTGCTTGAGGGCGGTACTGGATTCATGATGATTCAGCGCAAGACATTTGGAAAGTATGCAGAAGCATATCCAGAATTAAAATATACACCAGATCATGTTAGGTCCGCAAACTTCGATGGATCACGGCAGATCATGTGTTACTTTGATGCTCTTATTGATGATGAGTCCAATCGCTATCTTTCTGAAGACTACATGTTTTGTCAGTGGTCAAGAAAAATTGGGCTAAAAGTTTGGATGTGCCCATGGATGAATATGTCACACACTGGATCATATGTATTCGGTGGTAGTCTAATTGATCTTGCTCAAATTGGTGCAGCTGCCACTGCTGATGTATCTCAAAAACTTAAATAGGTATTTTTGTTTACTTAATATATTATGTGTGATATTATATTTGAGTTAACTATTGAATTTTGTCATTTATGTGAGGATAAGAAATGAACATCTCTCAAAATACTCTTTCTGTTCTGAAGAGTTTTACTTCTATTAATCCATCTTTGTATGTTAATTCTGGAAATGTGGTGAAAACAATTTCTCCACAAAAAACTATTATTGCTCGGGCAGAGGTTGACGATTCTTTCGAAAAGCCATTCGGTATTTATGATCTAAATCAGTTTTTGAGCACCGTAAGTATTTTCGAGTCACCTGATTTTAATTTTGGTGATAAGTCTGTTGAAATTAAAAACGGTGTGGCATCAGTCACTTATGGTTATGCCGACGCTAACATGATTATGCAAGCCCCAGACAAAGATCTCGATCTGCCTGACGTTGTTGTTGAGTTTGAACTCAAAGATGATGTGTTCAAGAAAACGATGGCCGCAGCGAGTGTACTTCAGCTTCCAAACTGGTCCGTAATTGGTTCAGGTGGTGATGTCATCCTCGTTGTTGGTAATTCAAAAGACGAGACATCCAATACATTTCGAACTGTGGTAGGTTCAACCGACCTTGAATTTGATTTGGTGTTTAAGGTTGAAAACCTAAAATTCATGCCAGCAGACTATACAGTTCGAATTTCCTCGAAGGGCATCAGTCACTTCTCAACAAATGGAGGTAAGTTACAGTATCACATCGCTACAGAATCTCGCTAATTGAAAGGTACTTTATATTATGAATGAACTTTGGGTAGAAAAATATCGCCCGTCAAAGATTGATGATTGCATTCTTCCAGCAGAACTCAAGCAAACTTTTGCTAATTTTGTGGACAAAAATTATGTGCCAAATCTTCTCCTCACTGGCGGTCCCGGTGTTGGCAAGACCACGGTTGCAAGGGCAATGCTGGAACAATGTGACTTTGACTACATTGTAATCAACGGCTCGATGAATGGTAACATCGATACCCTACGTGTCGAGATTAAGAACTTTGCATCGACAGTTTCTCTTACCGGCAATCGCAAGTATGTTATTCTCGATGAGGCTGACTATCTGAATCCTCAGTCAACACAACCTGCTCTCCGTAATTTTATGGAAGAGTACTCTAAGAACTGTGGATTTATTTTAACTTGTAAC